AAAATCTCCTGAAACTTCAATCGACCTTGAAGCATTTGCAAAAAAAGTAGCAGAAGATACTGCGACTAAGATTGCTATGAAGCAAGCCGAAGCGAAGGCAGCAGAAGTAAAAGCAACTGAAGAGGCGGCTGAAAAGCAAGCATCTGAAGAAGCTACACAAAAAGCTGCTCAAGAAGCGAAGGAAATGGAAACAAAAACTATAGTGGAAGCTGGTTTGACAGGAGCTGAAAAGCTAATGAACGACCTAGAAGCTAGAGTTAACGAAAAAAATGAAGACTTGAAAACAGTAGTCGATAGCCTAGAAAAACAACTAGCAGAAAAATCAGAGGAAATCATGAGCATTCGTGAGTCCAAAAGAACTTTTGCTAAAGGTAATGGCGGCAACTGGAAGCAAGACTTCGAAAGCGACATCATTGATGCAAAATTTGCTGGTTTAGCTACTGGTAAAGGATGGAACAATGATTATGCAAAAGGTTTAATGGAAAAGGTAAATGAGCACTCAGGTACTCAAGTATCATCAGCAGACTTTGAGCAAATCGTTTCAACAAACATAGAAAGAGATATTCAAAATGAATTAGTCTTAGCACCTCTATTTAGAGAAATCGCTATGACTTCTGCTAACATGATTATCCCAATCTTACCAGACGCTGGTTATGCTGAATTTGCTTCAGCTCAAACAGCATCAGGTTCATCACCACACGGTAACTTAGAAACTAGAGGCGACGCCCTAGGATCACCGTATACTGGTGTTAATTTGACTGAAAGAACTTTAAGCACAGTCAAGCTTATTTCACAATCATACTTAGGTAATGAAACTGAAGAAGATGCAATCTTACCGATTCTTCCTTTAATTAGAGAGTCTATGGTTAGATCACATGCAAGAAGTATTGAGAATGCTATCCTAGCTGGTAACGGTTCAGACGGTGTTTATGCTTCAGGTGCATTTGAAGGTCTACTTACAGCAGCAGCTGGAAGTGACGCAGACTTCACTCAGCCTACAGGAACTTTTGCAGCATCAGACGTAGTTACTGCAGCAGACTTACTTGGAATGAGAAAGAACATGGGCAAATATGGAATCAATCCTTCAGAAGTTGTATATATCGTATCACAAGATGTGTATTATAACTTACTAGAAGATGCTGAATTCCAAGACGCTAACCTAGTTGGCGACATGGCTACTAAGCTAAATGGTGAAATTGGACAAGTATTTGGATCAAGAGTAATCATGTGTGACGAATTTGCTACTAAAGCAGCTGGCAAATTTGGTGCTATAGCAGTATACCCAAGAAACTATGTAATGCCTAGATTAAGAGGTGTTACAATTGAATCAGACTACGAAGTAGCTAATCAAAGAAGAGTCCTAGTGGCTTCTCAGAGATTAGGATTCACTGACTTAATTGACGGTGCAACTTCTAAGTGGGGCTTAAAATACAAAGCTAGTTAATAGCTAATTACGGTTTTGGTGGGTTACCTATAACCCACCCTTTTTAACTATGGCAGACTTAATAACAGTAAACGAATATAAAGACGCAGAAGGCCTTCGAGGGGAGAAGGATGATGATCGTCTTGCTGTTATAGTACCACAGGTATCTGATTTAGTTAAGAAGTATTGTGGAATATCATTTGTAGACTATTACACTACAAATAAAGTAGAAACTTTTAACATTGACGACACGCACACAAGCACCATAATTATGAGTGAAAGTCCGTTAGTCACAGTTGATAGTGTAGAAGAAAGAACAACTTATTCAGAAGCATACCAGACTTTAACAACAGCTAAGTACCAATACTATGTTGATTCAGAAAGTGATGCAATAGTAAGAACTAATGAACAAGGGACACGTATAGCGTGGCCAAAAGGTTTAGGAGCAGTAAAGATAACATATAATGCTGGTTATGCCTCTACTCCAAAAGATTTACAACTAGCACTATTCGACTTAGTAAACTATTACATAAGAGACGAGCATAAAGAAAGAAGAACACTAGGCGGCGCTTCAACGCAGAATCAAGGAACTTCAGGAATCAGAGAAAGTTCAGATTTTCCAGACCATATAAAAAGAGTACTGGATTTGTACAGAGTGGTTATTTAATGAAGAAGGATGTACAAGATAAGCTTAATCAGTTAATCGGTGCTAGAATTAGAAAATTATCTAGAAGAGAGTTAAGTAAAGGTAAAGTAGAACAAATAATTTTTAGAAGAGAATTAGTTATAGAGTACGTAAATGAAGTAAAGCATATAACAGGTTCCACTATATCAACAGCAAAAGGGTACAGAACATTTACAAAAGGTATTAGAAACTATATAAGAGGTAACGCAGGTTCAACAGGCGGAGGTGGTGCAAGTCACGCAATTACTGTCGAAAAGAATAGTTTAGTAATTACAAATTTAAATCGAGTCGCGGGTTTTGAGCAAAATGGCGCAATATCAAAAGCTATTACACAAGCCAAAAGAGACTTAATAAAAGTACTTACAGGCTCCATGACTCTTAGCCCAGCTGATGAGACTAGAATTTTAAATGCTGCAGACGGGCATCATGGAGATGTAATTATTTCAGGTAAAAAAAGTACTATGGGTGCTGTACAAGCACATGAAGGTATTACAGATTTAATGAACGCAAACGGTGTACCTAGAAAAGAATCTACAATGTCTATTTCGGATATGGTAGCTGATCTTGCAGTTTATAATCAAGATACTGATTGGAGTAAGATATACGACATCGGATTAAATAGTCTAGCAGATTGGCTAGAAGTAGAAATGGGATGGGATCAAAAGCCTGAAGATTTAGTTTTTAAGAAAATAGTTCCTTCATCTAGACAACTAGGACAAAAAATAAGATGGGCTAGTAATGTAGTTGCTGTAACTCCTCAGATAACGATAGTATTTGGACTATCCCCAATAGGAAGAAAAGCAGAGTACAGAGAAGCCATGCAGAAGTGGGATGCAGGTGCCTCGGGCGGATTAGCAGACACTATTAATACCCAAGTGGATATAATTATTAGTAAAATACAAACTGCTATAAAGATGTGGGGCGCTGAACATGCCTATGATTTAGCAAATCTAGGAGGAAGTCCATCACCAATAGATGTCACTAAGATAGTAGTACCTAGAATGGTAGTTGGCGCTTTATTTAACCATGTTAGTAAAGCAGATATGAGACTTAAAGTAAATAAAGCACTATTTCGTGAAAGCAAGGGACTGACTAGAAATAAAGTTACAAAAAATGTAAAAACTGGAAAAGGTTTAAAAGGGGTTAGAAGAGGTACAGGAGCTGGAAAAGCTAAAACATCGAGAGGTAAAAGCCACGTAGAGCAAGTAGCAGGAACAAATCCAATGGCTTTAAAAGCATTACTTAATGAAGTATTACCAGCACAAGTTGCCCTCAATATGCAATCACCTGCACTAAGATTTAGAACGGGTAGATTTGCAAATAATGTAAGAGTGAATAATGTATTAGAAGGGCCAAAAGGAGGTAACACAATGATAGAAACTAGTTACCGAAATGACCCATATGAAACTTTTGCAAAGGGAGGAAAAATGTATACTCCTCAGCGAGACCCAGATAGATTAATTAAAAAATCAGTAAGACAAGTAGCCACTGGAATGTTAGGTGGTAAATTTGGAGTAAGAGTACTATAATGGAAACAGCACTAGCAAGGAAACATACCACGCGTAGGCGAGCCATAGTAGAAGCACTAGCCATAGAGCTAGAACAAATTAACGGAATGCAACCTTTCAGAACAGCAGTCTCAACAGTAGAAAGAAGACTCAAGTTTTGGGATGAGGTGGTAGAATTTCCTGCAATACATATAGGAGCAGGAACAGAAACTCGCGAATATGATGGAGGCGGGTTTAGATTTAGATTTTTAAGAATAACAATTCGATGTTACGTTTCAGATGACAATGATGTTATCGAAGCACTCGAGGAGTTGTTAGAAGATGTTGAAACAGTACTAGAGGATAAAGATCCCTTAACGTATTACGATTCGACAGGAGCATCTCACTCTACAGTACAGACAACAATCGGTACAGTAGACACAGATGAAGGAGTACTCGAACCTCTTGGTGTAGGAGAAATCACCTTAGAGATTCGATATTAAATAGGAGAAAAGAATGGCATTTTTCTTTAGTAGAGATACCAAAGTATTTATGACCCACAGCTTAGATGGAAGTGCAGCTAAAACAGCTCTTTATGAGATACCTGTTTTAGACGGTTTTTCTTTCAGTCAAGGGACAAATACTTCAGAGGTTACTCTGAACGAAGCAGCCACCAGTGCTGGATATTCTAAAAGAGGTCGAGCAATGTTTACGGACTCTTTTGCCCCAGCAGAATGGTCGTTTTCAACCTACATGAGACCTACTACATCAGGAAGTGCAGCACCTAGTGCAGCAACTGATGGAGTTACTAATGGTCAACATGCTGGAAACGCTAAAAAATTCGCAGTAGAAGGGCCTTTATGGTCTGCTATGTCTGCGAAAGACTATGACAAAGGAACAGGATCCGATTCTACAGGAACTATGGCTAATTATGAGCCAAATGTTTTTAACTTTGCGAACTCTAATCAGGTCACTCTTGGAGTATTTGATTTGTTCTTTGTACTAGGAGCGTCTAAGGATAGTGAAGGTAATACTTACACTACAGGTACTGACGGTGTAACCGTTTATAAAGTAGCAGACTGTTCCATTGGATCAGCTTCTGTAGACTTTGACATTGAAGGATTAGCACAAGTTGCTTGGTCTGGAAATGGTAAATCTGTAGAAGAAGTAGCAACTCTAGAAACTAGAGCTACTGATTCAGGCAATAGTGTGACTGGAACTACCACTTTAGGTATAGTAAACGAAGGCATAAGTTCATCAAGTAACTTTATAAGACAAAAATTAACAGACTTAGCAATTAGCTTTGATGTATCAGAATCAACAGGTACATTAGGCGCATTGGCAGTTGATGGAGTAAATGATGTAACCTACGGGGTAACATTAACAGGTGGGAATATTACAATTGAAAATAATCTTACTTATCTAACACCAGAAACATTAGGTACAGTTAATCTTCCATTAGGACATGTAATGGGAACAAGGTCAGTTTCAGGTAACTTCACGTGTTATCTAAACGACACAGCAAATGGGTCATTAGACTTATTTGAAAGACTGCAAGAGTCTAGAGGCGTAATTACTAATGCATTTGATTTAAACTTTGGCATCGGTGGAAGTGGCAACACTCCAAGATGTAATATTGAAGTTGGCAAAGCACATTTAGAATTACCAACTCACAGCTTTGAAGATGTAGTATCAGTAGACGTGGCTTTCCACGGACTAGCAACTGATTTATCATCAGGCACAGCTGCTACCGCGACAAACGAAGTTAAAGTAACTTATACGTCGTAATAAAAACAAACTCGGGGGAGCTTCGGCTCTCCCATTTTTAGGAATTAATAATGACAGAACAGAATGTAAAAAAAGAACCAGTATCGCTTAAGAGTTTATTAACTCCAAGCAAGACAGTAGGAATAGATTATCCAGGATATGATGGCTTCACAATTGAACTTTGTTATTTAGGCAGAGAAGAATTACTCAAGCTAAGAAATAAGTGTTTAAAGCAAAAGTTTAATAAAAAGACTAGAGCCTTTGAAGATTCGTTAGATGAAGAACTATTTGTAAATCAGTATAGTGCAGCGATAATTAAAGGTTGGACAGGA